TTTTCGCTTTACTTAAAAACAACTTCAGCTTCTGGATATTCTCCCGCTTTACTCCGTACTTCATAGGTACCATCCGTGAAATGATTGTCCGTCTGTTGGGTACATCTCGCCATTCTGATTGGCGTAGTACTCTGGGGTTAAACTTCCGTAGAAGGTCAAGTAGCTGACCAAACGTCTTCCGTAGTGTTCTGCCGTATCTCGCTCCTTTTGGATGAGGTACTCCAGCTCACTTTTGTCAATGCCTTCCGAGTTCTCGCTCTGCTTCTTGAATACACCCCCGTTGCTTAACTTGTAAGCCAAGAAAGGCATCAGCTCTACCATCGTGTAGTGAACCAGCACGTCCTGTACGTACTCGGTCATCAAGGTAAGGTAGTTGCCCGTGAGGGTGTTTGCCAGCACATCGTTCTTCAGCTTGTCGTACAGGGCAGTGCCCAGCAGGGCTTGGATGTGGATGTCCTGTGCGGTCTTAATAAACTGCACCATCTGGTCACGGTCTACGTTGCCGGAAATACCCGTGCGCTTTACGATGTCGTCTGGTGATACAAAAAGGGCGTATGCCATAACTAATAAACCTTAACTACCGGATGTTGCGAGATTTTGGAATGCCATGCTCTTGAGCGTATTCGGCAGTATAGCCTCCGTAGTCCGAAGCAATGGGTGCAACGGCTACCTCTTTGGCGTTCTTGGGCAGCTTGAATCCCTTCCGCACGGCCTCATTTACGTTGATGATGTCGGTTCCGTTTAGCGTTCCGCCTCCCCAAATCTTGCCATCCTTCGTTAGCTTCTTGCGGTATACCCTGCGCTCCCAGCGATGGTAGCAGTTGGCTCCGCCCTTGTACAACCATACGCTGTATGACTTGCCTTGCGCTTCTGCGCCTCCGTTAGAGCTTAACGCCTCAATGTCCTCCTTGCGGTACACACGGGCTGCGTTCATCAGCGTAGAGCAAAGAACACGGCTTGTGCCTTTGGGGCTGGCCTTAACGCCCTTTGTGTAGAAGTAACGCACCTTGTAACGCTCCGTATCTTGCTCGCTCTTGTCCTGTGCAGCCAGTTCAATTCGTGAGTTCAGGTACGCTTCAACATCGTATTCCGCCTCCTCATCATCAACCAGCTCCGCATCAACAAGCTCAAAGTCCTTGAGCAAGTCCTCCTCCGATTCTCCAATCTCTTGGAGCTTGGCTACGATTTCAGCAGCAAGCTCCTCCTTGAGAAAAGGGCGGCTATCCCCTCCTCCTTTCTGCGACTTCATCTGCGTAATTACAGATGATGAGTTACCAGCAAACAATGCCCGTGCGACCTCTGGGTCAAACTGAAGCATCTGCACAAGGAACGTGATGGCTTGGTCTTGCGACAACACGCCCTCCGTTACGGCACGCATGATGTCCAGCGAGCTGGCAATCTGCGCACCATTGTACGATGCCTCCTTCTGGATGAGTTCCTCCTGTGCCTGTGGCGTTACCGCTTCGGCTACGTCAACTCCCGTTTCCTCTTGGACTGTTGCTGCGTCAACAACGTCAATATCCGTGAACTCAATTGGCGTAAGCGTTTCAAAGTAGAGGTCAAGGTTCACCTTGTTGTAGGCAAGCATCTTGTCAACGCCCTTGAGGATTTCCTCCTGCTTGGGTCGCACCACTACGTTGTCCATCAACTGAAACGCATTCTTGATTTCTTCAGCGTTGTTGCCCAAGCCGGTGTTATCCTTGATGCCGAAAAGCATGGGCGAGGTAACACGATGCGCAACCATAATCTTCTGCGAAGACTCACGGCTCAAGAACTCATACTGCAGGTGGGCTTCCGATAGCGTTACTGGCTCAATCGTGGCTGCCTTCTGCGAATCATCGTTGAACGCAAGGATGTACTTGCCTGCGTTGTTACTGCCACTCCACTTCTGCTTGATGGCAAAGTCAATGTTATCCTGCTCCTCCTGTGGCGGAATGCCGTTGTTGAAGTTAATAATCATTGACGGAGCAAGTCCGTTCTTGATGTTGTTGATATGGTAGTTGGCAATCTCCTCCTCCATCTCCGCATAAGGCAAACCGCCTTGATAGTCAACTGGTGAGTAGTAGTACGAGCCACTACGATATGGGCGGATGTAAAGGATTTCAATCTTCTCGCCTGCTGCTCCGTAGCCGAACGCAGGGATGCGCTCTGCTTGGCTCTTGTTGCGCACCTTGCTCCAGTCGTAGGCGTAGTAGTAGGCTTCAATTTCGCCTTCATCGTTGCACTTCTCCGCACGCAGGGTTTCAACAGGCATGTGGTATACCTCTGCAATCTTGCTCTTGTCAGCCGTGTACACCACCTGAAAGGCAGCATTGCCCAGCATGTAGAAGTCATTGACCACACGCTTCAGCTGCTCTGGGGTGATGAGCCTGCGCAGCTCCATAAAGCCGGCTGGGTTGTCTGCCGCATTGCTTGCAGTTACGCCCTTTCCGTAAATCATATCCACCACGCCAGCGATTACTGCGTTGTTAGTGGGGCTGCCGTTGAAGCGGTCAATCAAATACTCAAAGTAGTTGTTGTCATCGCCATACTCCACCCAGCTTAAGCGTGGGCTTTCGCTGATTTTCGGGCTCGTGTACGAAGCCAGATTGATGAGTTTGATGTTACTCGCCATATATAACAAAATCGTTATTCATTGTTTTTTCGGTGGTGTCAAGCACGGGCTGGTATGTGCTGATGGTATCACCACTCGGCAGCATATAAATCTTGTCAATCGCCAGCACCTTTGCATCATCTGCACCCAATTCGGTGAGCGCAGTTGTTACGCAAGATAGTGATTCTATCGTTCCTGCATCTGCAATAACTCGGTCTTCGTATTCGTTTGCGACTCCTGCTGCGTAGCGTTGGTCTTCAAGGCGCATAACGTATGGCACTTCCGCATCAAGGTTGGCGGAGTTGTAGGTGAATGTAAGCTCACGGGTGTCCTCATCAAACGTAGGCGCAACAAGCGTGTATGTGATGACCTCACGGGTGTCTTTGTTGATGAACTTGGCTTGGATTCGCCAGTAGTCACCGTAGTTTGTTAGGTCATCATTGCCGTACTTCCAGTTGCGGATGGGCAAAGTGATGCTCTGTTGGGCGTTGTATGACAGGAATATCATATCTAAATAACCCCAAGTGACCACAAAGTGGGGTAAGTGTCAAAAGAAAAGGGAGGCCGAAGCCCCCCTTATCCCATCCATTTGTCCTACTCCGTTCAGCAGTACGCTACAAATATAGGTTACGAACCACGAACAATCGTAGGCTTCGTACCAAGAAGTCCAGCGAATGGATTATTTGCAACTGCACCCAGCAAGAAGTTTGCAGGCACACGCTCTTGACCAGTCAACGTGATGTTGTAGCCAGTCAAGTCACCAAAGGCAGCACCCGTTACGATAGAGCCTCCAGTAACTTCAGAGCCATGCTCCAATCCCATTACCCATGAGTTTCCGTTGTTGTCCTCAACGACAACCACCGGCTTCGCCCAAGACAGAAGCTTCACTTCCTTGTGCGTATCGGCATCTTGCTTCTTCAGCACGATGTTCAGCACCTGCTCAAAGAAGGTCGTGCCGTTATCACGGCTTGAGTTGATAGCCTGCTCAAAGTTTGACGTACCCTTGAGGTCGTAGCAGTAAGCAGAAACAGCTGCCGTAGCAAGCTGGTCAATGACATCGGTGTCAGCCGTATCGTAGCTAACCGCAGCGAGGTCAAGTGAGTTGATGAAGTAGACGGCATTCAATCCTCCTACTTGGTCTTTACAGGGCTCAATGCGACCCAGAGTTAAAGTACAAGCCATTTTGTGTTTTAGAATTAAAAAAGGGGATGGGGCTTTGAAACCACCACCCCCCTATGGTTAATCAGTCAGCTAATTAAGCGTAGTAAACTACGTCAGCACCGAAGCCTACCTGTACACCAGCCGTGAAGCGCATTACGAAACGCACGTTCTTTGAGCCGTCAAGGTCAGCCATGTCAAGAACCTTCACCTCGTTGTGGTCCGAAAGGAGTCCAGTTCCGAAGTACAGGTTGCTCTTTTGGGCAAGTACCATTTTGTTGCTACCCAAGCCCGGAGCGTGGAATACACGAACTCCGTCAAAGAACAGGTCTTGACCACCGTACCACAAAGTACCACGATTGTCTACACCATTAGCTCCTTGACCTGAAGCAGCGAATCCACCAAGCGCACGAACGTAAGCCTTGTAAACATTGGTAGGAACGTACAGGTACAGGTCATCCTTGCCGTATACTGCGTTAGGGGCAGCGTCAAGAACCTTGCCCATTTCCGTGATGACGTTAGAAGCCGTCACGCCACCGGTAGCAGCAGTCACGTCAATAACAGTCGTGTCAGCAGCGAGGAGGGTTTGGAATCCGTTGAACTCACCAGCGTTGGCAGTAGCACCAGTCCAGATTTTGCTTTCAACCCACTCGGCAACTTTACCAGCGTTGTAGCCGATGAAGTAGTCAACGAATGAAGTAGGCAGTTGGTCGAATGCAGAGTAGCCCATTTGGATGGCTTCCCAATCTGATTCGAAGTCGCTTTTGCAAAGCTCAAGGTTTACCTGCAGGAACTCTGGCTGAAGGATAGCCTCGGTCATGGTCAAGGTAGACGTATCGGTAAAGTCACAAGTTTGGTCTTTAACGATGTCGTTAAGGTTTACCTTCTTAAGTACTTGCTTGTACTTTACGTTAGGTACAACCTCAATGCCGCCTTTGGCGATGGTGTCACCTGACAAGAGGGCTGCAGAAATGTATTTCCCTGCAAACTCACCTGCGTAGGTAGTAGTGATTGAAGTGGTCGTTGCCATTTTTTATTGGAAAAGTTTAGAAAATACTCGGTCTTTGGTTGTTGCAACACGCTCTGCACCGATGTGAAATTTCAGTTCGTGTTTCTTTTCTACTGGAGCAGCAACGATTGGCTTCTGTGCTGCCATCGCTACTTCAGCTACGGGTGCTTCTTCAGCAACGGCTTCTTCAGCCATTTCCTGTTTTTTACCCATCTCTTGCTTCATCATCTCAACTTCCTCACGGAGTGAGTTTACCATTGCCACGAGGTCACCGATAGACATTTCGGGTTCTTCAGCAGCAGCTTCAATCTCAACCTCAACGGCAGGTTCTTCCTCCATTGCGGCTTCTTTGATTTCCTTGATGATGCCTTCTTCCTCAACAATGAGGATTTTGCCATCTTCAAGTTTATGCTCGCCAACAGGTACGGCAACTCGGTTGCCCTCACCATCAACGAGGAATGCGTTTGCGCCAGCTTCAAATACTTCGGCTTCCACCATCGTACCATCAGCCAACGTCATAGAGGCAAGCTCCACCTTTTCTGGTGTAAGAGCCAGCTCAATTTTCTTGAATACGTCTTGCAGATTCATAACTAAAAAATAAATAGATTGATATTTGGGGATTTTACTATTGGCCTTTGCCCCCGATAAAGCCAATTCCTTGAGTCCACATGTCGCCCTTGTCGCAGCACTTGGTAGAGTAGGTCACCTTGTCTTTGCATAGGCAGCCTCGCTTGTTGTTCTGTGGCACGGGTGGCTTTGGGCCTTGATTAAATCCTTTCATCGTGATTGCGTGCGTTGGATAAAGAAGATGATGTCCCAAACGAGGATAGCCCCACCGACTGCCGTGAGCTGCCAGTAGTTTCCGTTGGTTACGAAGTCCTCATCCACGTAGTATTGGAATACGTTGTGAAATGGATGCTCAACTGCGTTACCACGTGGGAATGAAATTGTAGATGCTAAACGCTCGTATGGCGTTCCGTTGCCGCCTTCAAGGCGCAGTTCACCGTATGTGCTATTGGCATTTGCTGCACTTGCTTTGAATACGATTGTTGCGATGTAGGTGTCGTTTTCTGCAATGCCATATACACGGCCTGTTGTGGGGTTGTACAGGTCGCTTGGTGTGTTTAGGTATGAGTTGATTGTTGCTCCGTTATTGGGCAGCAGAGCAGGCACACCATCAGCGAAGGTCAGCTTGTTGCTGGAGGTGTATTGGTTGTCATTCCAACGTACCCAGCCAAGCTCCTGTGCATTGCTTATGTTGAGGTTCACCCATGCACCATTGCGCACAATCCAGTACCCAGTTTCGGTAGATACGATTGCGCCTTCTTCAATGGCGTAGGTCAGGCGTTCAGCATCCGTTACCTTGTCGGTATGGACTTTGTACGATGTGTTGAGGATGGTACTCATATACGGCCTAATTCTTTGAGTTTAGATTCTGCCCAACGCTTGGCAGCAAGGCCACCCCACAAGAGGTAGCTGATAGTGCCGCAGGCTTGGGTGTCGTTTTCATCGTAGTATTCTTCGGCTCTTGACAGGTACGAGTACATACGGGTGATGGTTTCTACAGACACCGGCTTGCCGTCAGCAAGCTGCTGCCCACGAATCTTGCCCACATCGGTAGCACATTTGTTGCCGTTCTTTTCGTTCAGCTCTACGCCACGCTTGGCGTTGTTACGCACGGCCTGTGGGTAGTCCGAGTATGATTCCATCTCAAGGCGTTTGCCAGCCTTTCTGCGCCCATCTTTTTTGATGATAGCACGCACCGAACCGAAGATGTACTGCTCAAGGATATGCTCGGCCTCTGCCATTTCAATCTGGTTCAACACATCCTGCAGGTTCTCGCCACGCATCTTTTCACGCTGGGCAAACCAGCCCTCAATGCTGAAGCCTTTGACCTTGCCCTCCTTGACGTACTCTGTCCAGATGGCTTCGTTGTTGACCTTCATCATCACAACCCAAGTGCCGATGGGGTAGTCCAATCCGTAGGCACGGGTCTTGTCCTTGTCCTCATCCTCAATAATCCACGACTCCACAACAGACAGTCCGTTCAGTTCCTCTGCATGCTCAAGGGTGGCGTTGTTTTGGTTGCCCTTAATCATATACAATTCGGCTGCTGCACGGATGGTAGCCTCGCTGAAGTAGACGTAGTACTCCTCGCCTGTCTTTTCATCAATGCGGTAGATGGGCTTGTTGGGCACGAGGGCTGCGCCAATCAAGATGCGCTTGTCCTCGTTCTGCACTTTGAACTGCACCTGCTGCTTTGACAAAGCAATGAACTGCTCCTCTATGGCTGGGCTTTCAACGATGCTGATAGCATCAACGCCCATCAGCTTGTCATCTTCTAAAATCAGTTCGTAGATTTTCATCCTCCGATTGTTGCGCTGGAGCGAATCTTGCGCTCAAGCTGGTTAGCACTTTGTATATCTTGGTTCACCACATAGGCACGCATGGGCTGACCAAGCATTCCTGCAAGTTGGTTTTCTGTGTTGCCGAACTGGATGTTGGGCGTAAGTGGGGTTGCCGTAGGTGATGACGTAGGGATGCTGGGCTGCGATACACGACCACCCGATGCACCACCTTTTTGGAATCTGGTGTTGGCGATTGTTGCAATCTGTGCTGCACCGGTCACGGCAACGATACCAGCCTTCACGAAGTTGGCTCCCGTCAGGGCATCCTGCGGAACGGCAAGCTGCGTCATGATGGCTGCAGCGGTACTTGCAACGGCTTCGGCTATGCGCAGGGCTTTGGTGATTTTAAAGTTCTTCTCTGCGTTGCGTTCGTTGCCCTTGCCAAGTGCATCCACAAGGCCAGCAATAGCACCAAGTGACTGCGACACCAGCTCCACCGATTGGGCTGCTGCTGCGATTTCTCTGGCACGCTCCTCATCAGCGTACTTCTTCTTGATTTGTTTCTTCTTCTCCTCGTACTCGGCAGTTACGGCAGTAGTGTCCTTGCCGGCTTTGATGGCGAGGGTAGTCAATGCAAGGTATTGCTGCTCCGCTGCTGCCAGCTCCTGCTGCTCGGCATTCATATTGGAAGCACGGAACTGCGCTAACGCATCGTTGTAGTTGTTTGTGGCCTGTGATTGCTGCAGCTTCTTTTCATCAGCCACCTTCTTTTGGATTTCAGCAACCTCACGCTCTACCTTTTTGCGCTCCTCGCCTGCTTCAATTTCCTTCTTGGTGCGTTCCTCAAGAGCCTTTGCTTCTTCATCTGCTGCGGTCTTGGCCTCGGTGCGGAGGCCTTTGAGTTCAACCTCAAGCTTTTTGTTCCTGCGTAGGTTCTCGGTTTGCAGTTCGCTGACCCGTGCCTGTGCTTCTGCCAGCGCACGCAAGTCCTCATCCGTAGATTCGCTTAAGGCAATCTGTTCCTTTAGGTAGTTGACGTATGCTTGGGCATTGGCTTGCTCGGCTTTTGCTACCTTGTTCTCAAGTTCAAATGCCCTGCGTACTGCCTTCTCACGCTCCTCTATGGACTTGGTTTGGTCATCGGCAATGAGGCGTGCCTTTGCGATTTCTTTGTTTGCCGTAGCACGCAGCTTGATGAGGTCACGCTCCCTGTCTTCAATGTTGTCAAGCTGCTCGGCAAGGCGTGCGCCTTCTTTGGTTTCACGGGCTATCTCATCACCCAGTCCCTTGAATGCGTTTTTAACGCCCTCTACTGCACCTTTGAAGTCACCGCTGAACAACTTGACCAGCGATTCACCAAGTCCAATCACACGGTCTAAAACGACCTTGACGGCTGCGCTTACTCCGCCCATAATCTTGGCGAACTGGTCAGCACCCCGTGAGGTCTGCGTGAAGTAGGTAAACAATGAACCAAGCGCAACCACCAACGCACCCAAGCCGGTGGCAATGAGTGCGCCCTTGAGCGTGGTGAGCGAACCTAAAAATGTTTTAACGCCACCAACCACGGCCTTGAAGCCAGAGGCAGCACCACCCGTAAACTTATCAATGGCCTCCGTAGCAGAGGACATGGTTTCGTTTAGGTTGTCTGTTTGCTTGTTGGTGTCGGCAAGGGCTTTGTTGACCTCCTCAATGTTGAGCAAGGCCTCGCCATTTTCAACCTTTAGCTTGATTACTTTCTCAACCGCCATTGCCTTTTTATTTGCTCTTTTGCTTCTGCCCAGCTTTCAATGATTTCCCACTTGCCCTTTGCGATTTCAATCTCCTCGCAGATTCCGTAGTGGTCACCCTTCAAAGCGTTAATTAAAGAACCTATATTCATAGCAGTTGTTGTCTTTCAGCCATTATGCTCCACGTTTCTGCGACTGCCGTACCACCCACATAGTCCAGTTGTAGGTACGATGCAAAGCCGTTTGCCGTTTGGATTGATACGTTGTAGCGGTCACCGATGCTTGGGTTGATGGCCGTGATGGTATCGCCTGCTGCGCCACGCTCAATGGAGTAGTCCAGTTGGTACGAGTAGGTCGTGCAGACGGCACTTATGCGCACAAGCTGGCGTTCGCCTTCCTCCATTGCGAACAGGGGGGTGGCGTAGTTGTGCAAGGCCACGCAGCGGAACTCTGTTGCTTCCTCATCGCTTGTTACTTCGTACCAGTATTTGGTATCGGTAGGTCTGCTGGTCGTGGTCTTGACGTTGGCAACAGGTGCTTTCTCCAAGCCTACCAACCCAGCATTCGCTGCCTTGACGTACTTGCTGGTGCGCCAGTAGCAGGAGTTGTCCACCCAGCGGTAGCCGTAGAACTCGCAGCACTCCTGCGTGGCGGTGCCGCTAAAGGTGATTGTGCCGTTGTTGTTCAGCGAGGTGATGGTATTGGCACACAACGATGAGTTCACAAACGAGGCACGGAACAACTCAACCTTTGCAGTCATGGTGTCGGGGTTGTAGCCCGTCATTTTGTTGATGCGCCAGTACTCGCCATCGTAGTACACTTGGTCGTTTAGGTTCAAGCCAAACACCTCAATCGGTTCAAGCACCACGCTCACCTCCATCATTACTGCATCCGTAGCGTAAAGCTCAAGCAGGTAGGTGGAGTAGTACTCGGTGAGGAGGTTGTTCTTCGGGGGCTTTACGCCTTCCAGTTGTGGTATGCCGTATGTTGCCGTGAACGTGCCGCTGCTGACCGAAAAAATTGGATATTCAGTTTGCGTTTGGAACGTGCCATCCGAAGCCCTGAAGATGTAGTACTGCGTGGTGTCGTTTACCCCCTGATAGTAGAGCATGCGTGGCGGTGAATCCACAGGCTTGCCTTCCCCATCAAACATCTGAATGACCTCAAACGTGGTGTTGGAGTTGATGCGGTTTGTGATGGTAGCAGCAAACGGGGCTTCAATGACAATCTCGCCATCGGCAAACTCGTTGTTTGTGTCGTTCACCTCTACGCTTCCGTGAGGGTATTTGTATGCTGATTCGTAGGCCACATCCAAAAGGGAGTTGCCTTGCGCCATACGCATCTTGATGCTCTTTCCCTGCAGCTCCGTAGTGGGCTTGATGGTGATGGGCTGGCTGATGTCAACGACCTCATTCCAGTTCTTTACCTGTCCATCAGCAATCCATTCGTTATACGAGTAAACGGCAATTTCGTTTGGTATTTCCTTGCTTGGCACAAACACCAAGTTGAACATCTTTGCCACCCCAGCGAGGAAGTCCTTTTGCTTCATCTTCGGCAGGAACATAGAAGGCGTGATGTCAAAGTTGGATGGGAAGTCCGGTGCTGATATCACCGTCATCTGGCAGCCCGATGTCAGCGTGCCTCCAGATTCCACACCACCTATGCGGAATGTTACTTGGTTGCTGCTTGATGTGTTGGTAAACGTATGCGCAAAGTCAATGGAGAATACGCTGCTGGTGATTACATCCTTGCTCTGGATAGCTACGCTGCCCAAGTACATCGTGATTTGGTACATGCGCAAGCCAGTAGGCGAGCTGATTGTTCCCTGTATGTTGAACTTATACTCACCAACAATCGGCAACTCGTAGGCGTTTGTCGTGGTATTGAAGTTACCACCATTGTCGTACACCTCCGTATTGAGTACAATCTTGCTCGGGTTGGTGGTGGTAAGGTCGGGTATTGACAACGTGCCACTTGAGTACACCTGTGCAAGGCGGTCATTGAATGTTTCCTCCAAAGGCACAAGGCTATCCTTTGAGTAGCACAGGGTGTAGAGGTCGGTGAAGTTGGCATCATCCATAATGCCCTCACCTGCCGTCAGCGTGTAGCCGGCATCCTCAAAGATTTGGTTGAATAGGATGCTGGTCTTTATGGCTGGGTAGAAGTCCGATTCCCACATTGGGGTGAACAACTGCTGCGGACCAAAGAGCGTATCGGATGCAAAGACACGGGTGTCAACAGGCGCATAAACGATATCGCCATCAAACAAACCAAGATTCCAGCTATCGGTGATGTTCTCGTAGGATATCAAGTGCTGGTATGAATCAAGGGCAAGGTCACGCAGTTCCTTTTCACCCACCTCACGGGCGAAGCGTGCGTTCTCCCCAGCTACCAAGATTTGGTACTGCGTTGGCACGCCTTCTTCCATAGCCACATCAAGCAGCTGCAGGTACCCGTCAATGACAATAACGTCATCCGAGTACAACGTGACATCCTGCTTGGCGTAGGGGTTGAAGCCCCCTGCTATGCTGACATCATAGTAGTGCTTGAAGAACTGGTTGTTTGCGTCTGTTGCTGGTACGCTGAAGCTCTTGGATATGGGGCTGAAGATGACTGCTGGGTCACGCAGGTCAGCGAGGTTGTAGTCCACGCTGATGCCCTCATCCTCAAACAGGTCAAGGTAGCCAGTAGATGTTTGAAGCGTTAGAGCCATACTCGGTTTTTGACTTGTGCTGCGTAGGTCATATTGAAGGTGTACTGCACCAGATTATCGTTCAGGCTGGTCTTGTACTCCACCTGCGTGTCGTTCAAGATAACGTAGCGTTCTTCCTCCACCAAATATACGGAATTGGATAGCAGCATTTCTTTGACCATTTGGTTGTAGCCATCGTTCAAGAAGCCCGTGTTGAGCGTGATGCTATCCGTCCCGAAGTTGTTGTAGGTCTTGTTTGGTGAAGCCGTGGTGGGGTCGTACGTCCAAGTGCTGCTGCCTATGGTTCCGATGTTGGTGGTGTAACGCTTCTTGTCGGTACGGGTTGATTCCACAGATTTCTTGAAGGCCACAATGTAGTCCCAAGCCCCGTACTTATTTTGGTAAGCTATGGTGATTGGGGTGTAGCGTGGTTCGCACGTTGGGTAGAAGCGAGTGGTGTATGCTGCATCATCATTACCCAGCTCTTGGATTGCGTTCTCAAGGCACGTTAGAGCCTCGCAAGTACCACCATCGGTTACTACCCTACGGGCATAGTCAATGCTCGTGTAATCGCCAAGCGAAAGGTCGTAGTACTGCAGGTCGGTAACATCCGAAGGCTTGGGGTCAATGACCGAATCGTTAAGGTTCGCTACGCCTGCTGGCACGAACCATAGCTTATCGGTAGAATCCGTTGAATCCGTAGCACCAAACGAGGCCACATCAGTCATAGCCGATTGCCCATCCGAATACTCCACGAACATACCATTGACCAGAGAAGGCACGATGCCGATGGTCATGGCCTGCTCAAGCTGAATGTACTGCTGGTTGCTGCCGCTTGTCATCACGCCTGTGGTGGTCGTGTAGTTTACTCCATCCACAAATTCGGAGTACCCATCGTAGGCTTGGATGGTGTTGCTTGTTGCGCTTACCGCACCGGTTCCGCCTGCCGTTGTGAACTCACGGAACTTGACCACCACGTTGCAGACCGTCTGGTCGTTGTCGGTAGCCGTGCCTGCCGCATGGTCAATGTTCGTTTGCGACAGGTACGAGCTTACGATGTTGCTCACGTCAAAGTACCCGTACAGGTTGCTGACAGATTCCTTGCGCTTGATGAGGCGGTAGGTGTAGCTGACTGGCACGCTTGCGCTATTGCCAAACCAAATGAATACATCAGCAACGTACTTGAAGCCTGCGTTGCCGGAGTTGTTGGAGCTTACGGCATACACCATAGGGCTGCCTGCGAACACCCCCGATATCGGCTGCTGGTTAATCGTAATAGCCATTACTTATATTTTTTGTTCAATTCGTTTATCGTAAACTCAAGGAAGTCCTCCACGTCAAGTCCGTATGCCTCCTGTATTTCGGTGGGCAGTTTGTCAAAGCCAAGCTGAAAAGGTCGTGAGTAAAAGTCCGTTGGCTTGATTCCCTTGTTCTTAATCTTAAACCAAATGCTTTTAGCGGTTTCTTCGTATGATTTAAACTGGCCTTTATTTTTCCCCTCTAACTGACTGAACTGAAACCTTCTTGATTTTACCCAGTTCAATATGCTTTGAAAAGGTGGGAACTTACCAGCCTTGCGGCCTTTGTCAACCCATTCACCATATTCCACCATCAGGAAGTCAAAGCTCAAGCTATTAGGACCTGTGCCAACTTCATACTTGAGCGAGTTGTACAGGGTCTTTGTATTGTTGATTGACCTTCCGTATGGTGGCCTTCTGCGTGTTAGGTTCTTGCGGCTTTCAGCAACCAAGTACTTGCCGAACTTGTCCAATGCAAGTCGGGTGTTCTCTGCCCTCTTTAGGTTGGGGTTGCCTGTCTGCCGTGCCATTAGCAGATGATGGTTGGGTTGGGTGTTTCAATCTGCAGCGTACACTTCCATCCGCACAGGGTGTTCTCAAAGTCCTCATCAAAAGGCTCGCACACGGGGTCGTTGACCAAGCGGTAGCCATCGGTGTACAGGTCACCCCTGCGCATTGAGGCAATCATTTCCTGCAGGGTGAACAGGCTGCGGTGATAGATGTCTTGCTTCTGGGCTACGCCTTGAAACGAGTACGGCTCTACGTTCGGGTCTTGCTTGGAGTAGTCCATCACGTCCATGACCAGTATGTCAATGGAGTAGGTGACAGTCCGCTCTTGGATTTCAGCCGTGCCGGTTAAGATATGGCATAGGGGGAACAGGGTCATCTTGCGCATGTCAACGTCAAAGATGTTGCCCCACGTTACCGAGTTGACGTATGATGCGGATTCGGCTGCTGATTGCAGAGCCTCACACACTTGATAGTAGCCGTACTTCATAAATAGAAAACCACTTATCGGGTACGTTGTCGTGATATGGTCTGCTCAAGTCTTGCCCTGTCAGCCTCGTAGGTTATCCACGTCAGGCATTGATACAAGGGCAGCTCGGTTACTTTGTCAAGATTTTGTATAGCCCCTGCAGCAAGCTGATGGAGGACTGCGTACCATCCCCATCGTTTTCCAAAGGCACTTCGTGCGTCAAGGACTTCTCTTGTTCCGCCTGTTGCTTCAAAAAGGTCAGAGAAGATATCTGCAGTCCTATCTCTAAACGATAAAAAAAAAGCAGCGCACCTTGCACTACATCCATCGTGATGTCATCAAACGCAGCACCATCGTGCTTATCGGGGTGGTATGGTTCTATCTCGTGGCGGTTCAATACCTTCTTCGTAACGGGTCGGTACAAGATGCCCATCCATTTGGTAGCGTTCTTGATGGGGTCTTTCATATACTCCTCCAAGTCCACGAACTCACCGATGCTGATGTCCTCCAGCTTGGGGTGGAAGCCGTACTCCACGCCACCGATTTTGATGAAGCGTTGCAGCTCTGGGTTCTGCATGAACACCCCTGCCATAATGGTCTTGATGTCCTCAATTTCGTTCACGGGGAACAGGCTCTGCTCATCCTTGTCAATGCCGCAGAAGATGGACAAGGCAAGGTCATCAGCCGTTTCATCGGTGGGGTTTGCCCCCATAAAGCGTTGGAAGTCCTTGAGCTTGATGTCAGCCCATACGCTGGGTACGTTTATTGTGCGAAGCATTGCTGGCGTGTGTCGTTTATATTCTGGATGGTGTAGAACTGCACGTCCTTGTGCAACTGCTCGGCTAATGCAGCGCATCTTGCTGGGTCAAGGTTCTTGAGTTCCTCCTCCCAATGGGCTGGACCTTTGCATAGGATGGCGTTGTTCTCGTTTAGGAATGGCGTGTACGGGTGCATGTCCTGCGCAATGATGCACGTCTTGGTGAAACCAGCTTCAATCGCCTTGAGGTTTGACTTACATCGGTTGAAGGTGCTTGGCGCAAGCGGAGCGATACTGACGTGAATCTGTTTGTACAACTTGCCGTAGGTGGTGTGGTCAGCCCGTTCAAACGCATTAGAAGCGTTTAGAGCGTCTTTGTAGTACTCAATGGCGTATGCGTTAAGGCCAGTCAAATTGATGCGATTGTAGGCCAAATCATCATCGTGGTGCAATGCACCCATATAACCCACGTTAAAGCCCTCTACCTTTTCAATGTCTGTCCATTGCTCCCTGCGTGTGTCAATGGCGTTGGGCAGTACCCAGATGGGAACGTATGGGTTCTCCTTTTGAATCAGCTCTGCGAGGACTGGGTTGGTCGTGTGGATTTCATCAGCAATCTTGATGCTCCACAGGATGTCGCTTGTCTTCAGGGCGTTCCTGTTGGCATGGTGGCGTGGCAATACCCACCAGTCATCAAGGTCAAGAATCAGCTTTATGCCATGCTTGTTGAGCATGCCTCTGAATGCCCTGTGGTTCTTGGTGGCTACGCCCCTGTTAATGACCAGATGCGTGATGGCTCCTTTGTATTTGTCCAGCTCATCAAGCTGCCCGAACTTGACCATATAGCCCCGAAGCATAAGGTCTTCGTATGGTACTTGGAGTCGGTGGTAAAATACGCCACCCAGTTTGCCTGCTACAAAAATCATCGTACTGAATATCGCCCGAAGTTGGGGTTGTTTTTCTTGCTAAAGATAGCGTATCGTGCGGCATCAATAGCGTGGTTGAATGCGTCAATGGGTTTGTTCAGCAGGTTGCCGTTCTTGTCCTCTGTCCACTTGTAGTTGCGCAGCTCCTTTTCAAGGTTCTTGCTGCGTGGTGTGATGAATAGCTTGTAGCGTTTCATTATGTCAATTCCAGCGTTCACGCTATCCGCACCCTTTGCCGTGGGCTTCACGTTGTAGCCCCTGCGGTATAGCTCCTCAATGGACTTGGGTTCTGCGCTATCGGCATACACCTCACTCCTGCGGTCAACACCCAGCGAGGTCAGCACGTTGGCGATGTCGTTGTTGGTCATGCCGGTTTGGTAAAGCAACTCATCAAGGTACAGGCAACCGTCTGCTTCATACACTGCAACAAGTGCGCTGGGGTCGTTAGTGAAACCAAAGTCAAGCCCCATTGACAAGAGCCTTGCGTTGCTGGGTACGTCTGTTGCTCCAAACTGGAAGATGGTGGCACGGCTCATGCCACGCTCACCCAAGCCATAGATACGCCAATAGTCCTCATCGGTTTCCTTGAGGCGTTCAATTTCGCTGCGCACGTTGGCATCAAGGAACGGGTTGTCAAGGTATGTGGTCTGGAAGAAGTCGCAGTCATCACGGGGGACAACCTTGTCGTATATCCAATGGAACGCATCCGATGGGTTGTAGTCAAGGATTGCCCTGCCTTCGGTACGCAGGATGAGCTGCTGCCAATCCTCATACGTTAGCTCGTTGGCCTCGTTGATGTACAACAGGTCACGCTTGCGGCCTCGTATCTTTTGTGGCTGGTCAAGGCTGATGAACTCCACAAGGTTGCCGTTGAGATAGTACTCATGGTTTGACCGGTTGTGGTAGTCCTCACGGTACAGGTCATGCTGCCGCAGGATTTCAAAGAAGTCCCTCATCACCGAAGCACGCAACGATGGGAAGGTCTTACGGCAGATGGTGATGGTCTTGTCCGTGTGTTGGTCGGTGTAATAGAAAATCACCCAGAGCAGGATGTTGTATGTCTTCCCACTCCGAGTGCCGCCCTGCTCAACGACTATCTTCTTGTCGCTGCGCTTTAGGTGGTTGAATACCTTATTGGTCTGTATCTTCCCCAAGCACCTCTATTTGGAACATCTTACCGCCTACGGCTTCTATCTCTTGGCGTTCAATGTACCCACGCTTCTTGCCCTTTGTCTTGAGGTAGAAGATGGTGGCAGCCGTGCTGCCCTTCATTATCTGGGCATGCAACTGGCTTTCTGCAAAGTCAAGGGCTACGGCCTCCAGTTCATCAATCGTTTTCTTGAACGCTGCGTCCGTATTGTAGTACTCGTAGAACGTGGTGCGGCTTACGCCTACCTTTTTGCAGGCGGTTGTCACCACACCCAGCGAGGCTTCCATTGCTTCAATCAATGCCCTTTTTGTGTGTTCAACTCTGTTAGACATTTTCAAAAGATTTTAAGGGGTAGAATACCAGCGAGTTGCGATAGCCACCTTCAGCCGTTGGTTCAATGGGCGTTACTCCGTGCATATTGCGCCATGCTGGGTACACCAGTATTGAGTTGTCGCATTGGTCAATTGTTGCTCCGTAGTCGGGGATGTTGAGGTTGCCCCCGATGCTATTCTCACGCTTGGTGATGATGACGTTTACCGCACCGATGATGTTGGCTGCATCACGATGGAATGGTGCAGGGATGTTGTAGTTTGAAATGCTGCTGGTAAACAGGTCACCGAAACGCCACTTCTTGTCTGTCTTTTCAAGCAGCTTCTTTTGGGCTTCGTATTGTTCGGGCATGATGTCCCGTATGATGCCTTCCGATTCCTTGCAGAGCATCAGCATAGCTTTGATGAAGGTGCTTGCTGACTTCACCCCGTGTACGCTGCTGATGGTTGGGTATGGCCTGCGCATGTGGGGCTTGGGTGGTACGCTGCCGATGATGGTTGAGTACTGCGAAACCACAAGGTATTGCTTCTTGCCGTTCTCATCCTCACCCAGCGGACGCTTTCTGTCCATTACGGATTTTGGTACTCGGTTGGTGCGCAGTTCGGTGTTGGCTATCTGTGCAAGCTGCTTGCCCTTTTCGGTTAGGCTGCGCATATAGAAGCCAACCGGAACACCCTCGTAGGTGAACACACAGTCCTCCGTGATGTTTGGGGTTATCTGTGGACACACATCGCCTATCTTCACGTTGTGTGGGATTGGGGTTAGTTCTACCTTTTTCATTTCACTATCCTTTTGTTTTGTGTTGCGTATGCTGCTACGTCAATCTTTACGTCTATCCTGCCGTCTTTGTTTTGCATCTTGGTGTGGGGTGCGTACTCGTAGTACATTTTGTATGCTGAATCCTCATCACGCTTTGCTTGGTATTCTGTTTGCAGGCCGCCTTTGTTTGTGCCTACGGCTGGGCAGTTGTAGTAGTGCTTGTGGAACTTCACCACTCCGTTACCCTTTTTGATTGCCTGTAGCACGAAGTCCCTGTCCTCCTTTAGGTTGAACTCCTTGCGGTATGACCAGTTTATCTTCTGCACGTTCAGCAGCACACACACCTCAACGAATGATTTGTTGATTGAGTAGGCCTTCTTTTCGTGCCAAGCATGCTGCAGGTAGTTGATGCCAAACATTTCAAAGGGTAGTTGTTCCGCCTTTTGCTTGATGTCAAACCAAATGCCAGCACCAGCTTTGTGCTTCAGCCCGTTCTTATAGAACCCAAACTGATTCACATCGTCATCGCACATGACAACCCATTGCTCACCGCTTGCCTTTGCCCATTCAATAATAAAGTTGCGCACATAGGCGATGCCTTGATTGTTTTGCTGGATGTTGATTTTATTTGGCAGGGGGCTCTTTTCAAACTCTTGAGGCTCAACAAAATGGAATGCCTTAATCCCAACCTCCTCAAACAACTGGTATGTCTTTGTGGTTGGTCGGTTCTTGGTTGGGATGCAGGCTATCATAGTTTGTCCTTCTCGGCCTTGAGGTACTCTATAATCATACCACCGATGTAGGCCTCACGCTCACGCCAGAACTTCACAAGGGTTTGGGCTTCTTCGTAGTGTTCGGCTTCAAACTCAATCTGTATGGCTTTGCGTACTCCGCTTTCCATATCGGCAAGCTCATCGCTCAAATCCTCCTCATCAAGAATTGAGTAGTCCGGCTCTTGCGCTGGCTGCCAAACATCAAGCCCCCACTCCACGAGTGAGTCGGCTTCCCATTGGTTGGCAAGGATTTCCCAATCCCATTCACCGAAGCCCACGTTGTCCTTGATGATAAACTCTGCCTTCTGCTGCTCGGTTAGGTGGTCGGCAATCAGCACAGGCACTTCTGTAAGGCCAGCAGCAAGGCAAGCCTTGAGGCGCATGTTTCCACCCAAGACAACCATATTGCTATCCACCACAATGGGGCGCAGCTCAAGCATCTGCGGAAACTCCTCAATTGACTTCACCAGCTTCTTGAACTTATCATCCTTGATGATGCGTGGGTTGGCTGGGTTGGGGATAATCTTGGATATTTTTACCAGTTCCATAAATAAATAACCTTATTTGTTTAACCGAAGGTAGTGAATTTCTTTTAGCATTTCTTTATGCTGGGTTTTGTCCCCGTATTCAACGTGGCACTTGCGGCACAACGCCATAAGATTTTCTATGATGTCCGCCTGTTTGCTCCCTCCCATACCCCGTGCTTCAATGTGGTGGATGTCAACGGCTTTGGCTTGGCACACCTCACAGGGGATGAAGTCCGTTGTGTCGTAGCCCATGCCCTGCAGATAGACCTTTGTGTGCTTCTTCATCGCAGGGCGTTGTAGTAGCAAAGGTATGCCTCAACGCAGATGAGGTCGGTTCGTTTTGATGCTGCCTGTGCGAACAGGCCATCGGCTTCATAGATGTTGTCAAACCTCAATCCTTTGGTTTTGGTGGGGCGGAACATGAAGGATGCCGTGTCAATGTTTCCAACCTTTGGTTGGTCTGTTGGTCGCAGCCTGCCTTCTTGCCCCCAAGTCACAATGCCGGCATCAAGATACAGGAGTGCCTCAAGCTGCTGCACAAAACGTGGGTGCAGGATGTTGTCATCATCCAAGAAGTACACCCAGTCATTGTCGGTGAACTGGTCTGCGTAAAGGTCAAGGAACTCGTTGCGCAGGGGGTTGCCCCAGTTACCCGTGTTGCGTGAGTAGAGGGTAACGCTTGCCCCTGTTGCTCCCTTGTGGTCGCAATTTGCGTCCATCATCACGACCCACGTAATGGCTGATGGAATTGATTTACGAATTGTAGCGAGGTTCTCTGGGCGTGAACATGGGGTTACGATATAAAGCATCACTCGTAATGTTCCCCCGTGTTACCGTTCTGGCCTATGATGTCCATACGTTTGTTGAGTTCTTCCTCCATCATATCCCACTCTTGCTGCGCAGCGTGAGCAGAGCATCCACGAACCTGCTGCATTTGATTGCGTTCCCATTCACGCATGGCATAACGTTCCAAGTGTTGCACCCACATACGGGCTGCTACTGCTTGCCGTTGGGGTTTGAAAGGGTAGATGCTACGCAAACGTGCCATAGCAATCCGCATAAATTGTTCTCTCATAGGTGTAGTTCGTTTTCGTTTAGGATGCGGTGAAGGGTGGTGCGTATCTTCTCATACGTTTCGTGTTCCAAGTCAGGCATTGAATCAGGAGCGTACTTGGTCAAAGCTCGCAGTTCGTTGTCCATTACCCACATAGCGTACTTCCATTTAGCACCATTGAATGCATCTTGAAACTCCTCTTGCTCATCGGGTAGGTTGTATACGAGTGTTGCCTTCATTACTCAATAATTTCAATTGATTCATAATATTCCTTAACCTCTTTTTTGGTTAGTGGCTTTACCCAATCTTTACTTGCGTACAACGGCATTGATTTTCTACCGTGAGGTTCTACTACAATTTCATCTATATCGCATTGTGATTGCAATTCTACATCAGATATTGATGCAAG